ATGGTCTGGATACGCTACGCGCCAGTCATCTACCATCCTACCTAGTTTCTGACCTACCTTGAACACTGAATCGGCTAGCATTTTCATAGCCTTCTCATTTCGCTCCCACCCAGATTCATCTTTCGCACATACCGTATTGCGCCGCGCATCCGTACAATGGATAGGTCTCTCTGTAATAGACATGTTCTGGATCGATTCCAAAATCTTACGGGTTATTGTAGCCACGTACCCATCGTTATCCATGCGATCCAGATCGGATACTGTACACACGATGGAATCCATCACCTCTTTCAACGTATACGCATCTTTGCAGTCCTCGTTGAGAAACACATTCAGATTAAACTGGTTATTCGTCGTATTATTGTTGTTCGTGATACATTGCGGACCCTTTAAACTTATCGCTTCGATCAGCAATCGGGTCTGCTCAGCCGCTGCCGCCGCGTGCGCCGCGTCGCGCGCTTCATCACGTTCCGCCTGTGCCGCTTGTGCCTGCGCATGCGCCTCCAAAAGTTTAGTGATGGATGGATCGCCCATCTTTGCTATCTGTTCCTCAACTTTTGCATTTACCATGGCTTGAATAGTATCCGACATGGTAGTATCGTCAGGTTCAGATATAAAGTTGTGTGAAACTGAGAGAACTCGATTGATTTTTTCAGAAGTATCAATATTATCAACACATCGCTTTTTATGATACCACAGTGCGCTACGACTTGCGTATGTCTTACCACATTTGCAGATATATGGCAAGGTTGTTTCAACCTTCTTTTCTGCTTCCTTTTCGGATAAATACAGCTTTTCGGCTTGTTTTTGGAACATATTGTTCGAATTCGTCTTATTAATATGTTTATTCGTTGTCATGTGACGGTCATAATGTGCAGAATATTTACACTTGAAGTTGCATGCAATACATATGAATGTATCGTCACTATTTTGGATAGTTTTCTCTTTCTTTTCGGACATTTTACGATGTTTTGCTGTTGCTAAATGAATTGTATATTTAGTTTTTGAACTGCTAATGAATGCACATAATGTGCATTCATAATTATTGTTTTTCAGATTGTTGTTTTCGAACATTTGTTAAAGCGTTCTAAAAGGTTCTAAAGTACGTACAGATAAAAAAGGGGGGAGACAGCCACAAATTCCAAGAAAATTATTTTATGGTAACAAACTTGAAAAACCCCTCAAAGTTTGTTACCATACTTTTTTAATTTTCAAAAAAACATCAAAATTCAAAACCGGTTGAGCAAAATGGAATTCGACAAAAATAAATGTCGTTTTTCAATTTCCCTGAGGTACTTTGGAATTTGATGTTTTTTTGGGAGGTGGGTCTATATTTCTCCTATCCTTCAGTTTTCCATTGTGGTATAATTCAATGTCTATACAGAATTGATTTACACATAGATGAATATCCACTATATAACTAAGAAAGAGTATTGTAGTACTTGATATAATATGGACGTACCTACTTACCTGAATGATTTGGATAGTTTGACGGATATAATAGATTCGCTTGTTATTCCCCAAACAGACAATGATACATTTAGTGGTGAAGAACAAGTTGACATTATAGGTACGATTATGCAGTTAATGTATGACTATGTTCTTGAGAACCCAACCCATATTCAGAATGCAACCTTCCACAATGATATGATGGATTCCATAGAGGATTTGATTCATACGAGTAACACGTTCGATAGCCATAGCGATGAGTACGAAGATACCTTTGACGATTTGGGTGACTTGGTAAATCATGCGATCGACCTGTTCTACATGCAGATCATGCCGAAGCGTTCGACCGATATGTCAGCATCGAACACATCCTCTAGTAATACGACTCGTTCGTATCGCATTCGACAGGTGTTGTCTCGTCTCAATGCAACGCCTCAGCCTGCGCAGCGTAGTAATGAATGGTATGCATATCGTCATTCACTGATTACTGCAAGCAATGCGTACAAGATATTCGATACTCCTGGGGCTCAGAACCAACTTATTTACGAGAAATGCTCACCTCTGCCTGTAGCAGTATCAACGCAAAATCAGCCAGACTTCATAGATATTAATAGTCTTGTTCCTACCGTGAATGTATCGTCACCAATGCATTGGGGACAGAAGTATGAGCCTGTTTCCACGATGTATTACGAGATGATTCATGGAACGATTGTTGGAGAATACGGGTGTGTTCAACATAGTAAGCACAGTTTCCTGGGCGCATCGCCTGATGGTATCGTGGATGATCCTAGCAGTGAGAAATACGGCCAGATGTTGGAAATCAAGAACGTGGTGAATCGGGATATCACTGGTGTTCCACTTAAGGCGTATTGGGTGCAGATGCAATTGCAACTTGAGGTATGTGACCTAGACGAGTGTGACTTTCTAGAGACACGATTTAAAGAGTATGCCGATTATGCCGATTTCATGTCAGATTGTGACCCAGACAGTCTATTTACAAAGACCCGTGCCGGGAAATGGAAGGGAGTTGTGTTGTATTTTATTGATACAGCAGGTGTGCCGATGTATGAATACAAGCCATTAGAGATGGGACAAGAAGAGTATGAGACCATATGGGAGCCTGATATGAGACAGAAACACGAAGATCAAGGGCATAGACTAATGTGGCCATCGTATTGGTGGTTAGAGGAGGTAAGTTGTGTCTTGGTGGAACGCAATCGTCTATGGTTCTCCCAAGTGATAGGTAAAATGTCTGCGTTCTGGGATATTATTCTGCTGGAGCGAAAGACGGGGTATGCGCACCGTGCGCCTGCGAAGCGCAAGGCGAAAGATGATGGTTTTGGACAATGTCTTATTACGATCAATGGGTCACTCATCGGGTCTGACACGTCTGTATCAAGTAACATAGAACCATCTCAGAATACTCTTGACGGCTACCTGATACCTCCTGTTCCGCCTCTTATTCCTCTTATTCCGCCTGAAAATATTGTGCATATTAGAACACAGTCGTTCGATGATGCAACCTAAATAAAATGTACATAATATATATACCTTTTTATGGGACAACAAGATTCAACTGATGAACTATCTGTATCAGATAGCGAAAAGAAGATGACCCGCGCTGAACACGCTAATGAAATAGAGAAGAAGCGTTCTGTTCTAGGACTCTATGATGCTTCTTTTAACGATAAAGATCTACACAAATACACCTTCGGAATTATATTCTATATTGTAATATTTGTGGTGTTAGTTCCCTATTTGATGTTACATAATAATGTCTCCGAAGAAGTCTTCCTTGCATACGTGCCGAACGTGGATATGTTAGCAACGGTGGTGGGATATGAAGGTGGGCCATTTAGCAATATATGGCGATATCTGTACAATCCTAGTAATCTTACCCTATTTGGATTTTTCAGTACCACCTTAATGAATTATTTTGCCTTATTGGGTGCAACCTTCATGGTGGCGTGGCACACACATAAATACAAAAGTTGGAAACGTGGGTGGTCTGCTGCGTTTATTTTTCTTCTCGTGACTTATCTTCTACCTGGGAATCTCATTGTGATCTTACAAAACGGATTGGCTGATTATCTGAAGGGTTCTTGGAATATTGGATCTAACGAATCATTATTACGGTACGCACTTGTAGTGGGATTTGGACTTATCTTATCGGTTTTTATTATTTTATTTGAATCGGTGATTATTAAATCGACCCGACATCATATTGAGCATGGTATTCATTTAGTACATAATGCAGTGAAGTATCAGTTCAAAATGTAACGATCCTAATTATCAATAAAATATAGGAATATATCTATCATAACTAGTATAGATATATGTCCGATTATAGTTCATTTAACATGGACGACGACATGATGGTTATTAAGCGTAGCGGAGGTTCTGAGGTTATCTCCTTTGACAAGATTTTGCGCCGCATTAAGAAGTTAGGACAAGAGGCGAGCATTGTTCAAAAATCGCCTAGTACGGGAGAAATAGGTATTAATTACACGTCACTCGCAATGAAAGTTATCGAGCAGTTGTACGATAATATCCACACCACTAAGATTGATGAACTTGCCGCAGAACATTGTGCAGCAATGTCAAGCACCCACATCGACTATGGGACACTGGCTGGCCGTATCGTAGTAAGTAACCATCAAAAAAACACGAATAGTTCGTTCTACGCAACAACGCATAATATTCACTACACTTTGATGAACAATGAAACAGGGGAGAGTCTATTGAATGCCGATTATTTTTCCACGGTCGCAGAGTATCGCGAAGAGTTTGACGCTATGATCGATTACGATCGCGACTATTTGATAGACTATTTTGGATTTAAAACATTGGAAAGGTCGTATCTGTTACGGGTTAACGACAAGAGCGTTGAGCGCCCTCAGCACATGTGGATGCGTGTAGCGGTTGCGATTCATGGTAGCAATCTGGACAAGGTGCGCGAAACATATGATCTCATGTCAAGCAAGTATTTTACGCATGCGACCCCGACCTTATTTAACGCCGGTACCCGTCATCAGCAGATGAGTTCATGTTACTTGTTAGCTATGGAAGATGATAGTCTGGATGGTATTTTCAATACGTTGCACGATTGTGCAAGGATTTCAAAATGGTCAGGTGGTATCGGCATGCATGTCCATAACATTCGCAGCAGTGGGTCGATCATCAAAGGTACAAATGGACGTTCCGGTGGGCTTATGCCAATGCTCAAGGTGTTCAACGATACTGCGCGTTTCATTAATCAGGGTGGAAAACGTAATGGGTCCTTTGCAATTTATCTGGAGCCTTGGCATGCCGATATTGAGACATTTTTGGATATGAAGAAGAACCACGGCGACGAGGAGATGCGCGCCCGCGACCTGTTTTATGGGCTATGGGTTCCCGACCTCTTTATGGAGAAGGTAAAGTTGGACAAGGACTGGTGTCTGTTCTGTCCCGACACGTGTCCGGGGTTGTCGGATGTGGTGGGTATAGAGTTCCAGGAGAAGTATGAGCAGTACGAACGCGACGATATGCAAGTAAAAAAGGTGAATGCACGTGAATTATGGTACCGCATTTTAGACGCGCAAATGGAAACGGGAACCCCCTACCTACTATATAAGGACGCGTGCAACCAGAAGTCGAATCAGAAAAGTTTGGGCACGATTAAAAGCAGCAATTTATGCACAGAAATTATAGAGTTTTCAGACAAGACCGAGACTGCGGTGTGCAACCTCGCGAGCATTGCGCTTCCCAGTTTTGTGAATAGGGAGACGCGCGAGTTCGACTACGATAAATTGCACGCGGTTTCACAGGTGGTGACCGAGAATTTGAACAACATCATCGACATTAACTTCTACCCTACCGACAAAACTGACACGAGTAACGCAAAGCACCGTCCTATCGGCATCGGAGTGCAGGGACTGGCGGATGCGTTCGTGCTGATGGACATTCCGTTTCACAGCGAGGAAGCAAAGAAAATAAATATTCAGATTTTCGAAACGATGTACCATGGTGCGCTCACTCGTTCCAATGAGATGGCTATACAGTGTAGGAACAATATGATACCAACATCGGACGATGCAGTTCTGCCCAGCACTGCGGGCGCATATAGTTCGTTTAAAGGGTCACCATTGTCATGTGGTCAGTTCCAGTTTGATATGTGGGACGTGGAACCGAGCGATCGGTACGACTGGGATACTCTCCGCAAGTCGATCGTCGAGTTCGGGACGCGCAACTCGTTGCTGATGGCACCCATGCCCACGGCAAGCACCTCCCAGATCATGGGGTTCAATGAATGTTTTGAGCCGTTCACGAGCAACCTATATAGTCGGCGTACATTAGCAGGCGAGTTTGTGATCACTAATAAATACCTCATGCGTGAGTTGATACATCTTGGAATGTGGTCAGAACAAATCAAAAACAGTATCATTGCAAACAATGGTAGCATACAACACCTTACTCAACTTTCGCAGCACATACGTGACAAGTACAAGATCGCATGGGAAATACCAATGCGACACGTTATCGACATGGCCGCGGATCGTGGCGCATTCATCTGCCAGAGCCAAAGCATGAACCTGTGGATGGAAGACCCCACGTACGCCGCACTCACGTCCATGCATTTCCATTCGTGGAATAAAGGACTTAAGACCGGTATGTATTACTTGCGTCGTAAGGCGAAACACCGCGCACAGCAATTTACGATTGGTCCAGAAACGGTACAAAAAGAGAAACAGGAAGAAGATATATGTGAGATGTGTTCCGCTTAACTAAACCCCTTGCAGATTCCAAACGTTTTGCGGTGCCATTTCGTAATCCCATGCGCACGGATTCCGTCAAGGTGCTTCTTTGCACCGTACCCCTTGTTTGAACCAATAGAATATTTCTCATTAAGTTCGGGGTTATCTAGACACAGATCCGCAATGTATTTATCGCGTTCCACCTTGGCCACGATCGATGCCGCTGCGACACATGTATAGAGATTATCTCCACCCTTTATGCAGACGTGATCATAGCACACCCATTTTCCAGTATCCTTGTCGAATCGCGTGTGCGGTTTGAAATAGTTTCCGTCGATCAGAAGCATCGTTTTAGCGGGGTCGAGGTTGTTCCGGTCGATCAGGGCTTGCGCGCAGGCGTGCATGGCCTTCTGCGTCGCTTGCAGAATATTGATACTGTCTATGACGTCTTCGTCCTCATAGCATACTTCATGGTCAATACAGTGGGCTATCACGTGGTCGTATGCCGCCTCTAGGCGTGTATGGGATGTGAATTTTTTACTGTCCTTCATCATCGAGTGGTCGAATTCACTATCACCTTGTTTAGGTAGAATAACCCCTGTGACATAGACCCGTCCAAATAATGGTCCTCGCCCGACCTCGTCGATGCCGATCTCGACAATGTCTGGGTCGTCTGCGTATCGCGTGGATAGTATATTAGGTGGCATGGTTATCGTAAATAGTTATATGTGAAATGGATAACTATCGGATATAAATCAATTTATGGAACGAACTGCCTTATTTTTTTTGCTTGCTATAGAGTATATAGCGCTTCAATGCAAGACAAAATGCACATGTTGATGATAATATTCGGTCTCGCAGTAGCGTTGATTTATATGATGGGTTGGACAGGGTCTAAGAAGAAGTGTGAACAGGAAGGGTTTGCAGGACAAACTGAAAAACCAACCAAACCTGGATGTTATTTATATACAAAAGATTGTGGGAGTATGCCTGCCGGCCCTAATCCTGATGGACCGTATCTTGATGCAAATAATTGGTTTCCGCTCCCTGGGATGAACCAATTCGACACCGAAGAAAAATGTAAATCAAAGATTATGACTCAGGATTTTAAACAAGGCATTCAACGCTTTGGATGCGCCGTATCTGACGATTATTATCTATTTGTTCCACAAAATAGTTCTAGCACACCGACTACAGAGACTACCACTCCTGATAGTGGGTTGGACAACTACAACTTTTTCTCAAAAAACAGCATCCCCACTGTTTACTACGGCCCAGACAGTTCCACTGCACGCGTCACCGTGGCCGGCGGCGAAAATGATGACAGTGAAACCGACACTAAAACATATAGCATTACAGTCACATCCGCAAACGGGGCTACCAAAACGTATGTGATGGAGACGGATAGCGATGCTACCGCGGTTGTTAACCCATTAACGAACACTCCAGAGACAACGACCACCAGTACTCAGGCAACAACCGTGCCTGACAGCATCGCTAACACTCGTTTCGTCGACAAGGATGGAAATGTGGCTCGTCTCTTTGTGGCGAAGAATGGTCAGTACGTGGTGCAAACGCGCCAGTTAAATGGTTACGATAAGATTTATACCAGTACTAATGTATTCACTTATGACCGAAATAATTCAAAATCCTTTTTAGTCGGAGACAGTATCAATGATATCACGCCGATTACTGAGGCACAGAACACGACCAACGATTTGATCGGGTCTCTCACCAACAACACAATTTCGTCTCAACAAGCTCAGACTATCAACGGCATCCCGGGGCGAAGTATCCCCATAGGTCAAGAGGACTTGTATATCTTGAAGTCGCAAATCGTTCCACCCGTGTGTCCGGCTTGTCCCCAGATTTGTGCTGGAAAATCTAGCAAAGAAAGTTGCCCACCTTGCCCGAGCTGCGCTCGTTGCCCTGAATCAACGGATTTTTCGTGCAAACGCGTGCCTAACTATTCGACAAACACCGCAGGCTCAGGTTCTAGCGGTGATAGCATGTGGGGACCTTCATCAAGCAACGTTTCATCGAGCAACGGTGCAAACGGATCAGCGTCTACGTACAGCCAGTATAGAAATAACACCAAATTCTCACCCGTGCCTGTTATCAGCGACTTTTCAACATTCGGTATGTGAAAAATATAGAGTTGTCCTTAATTATTAAAGTAAGGACAACCCATTTAGGAATAATATTATAGTATACTATAGATATATGCCAAAACTTTGCCAATTCGAGAATTGTAAGAAACGGGCGAGTTATGCAACAACTTATGGTAAGCCTGAACGATGTAACGAGCATAGAGAGGAACGAAAATTACAATATTCCGTTTGTATGTGCGGAAAAGCACACCCATCATTCAACGAGTCGGGAACATCCCGTGGTATATGTTGCGCATCGTGTAAGACCTCCACGATGATTAATGTCGTCGCTAGAAAATGCGCATGTGGGAAACAACCACGTTATAACGAGCCGGGAACAGTCCGTGGTATATGTTGCAAATCGTGTAAGACTCCTACGATGATTAATGTTCGAAGTAAAACATGTGCGTGCGGAACACAACCAACTTATAACGAACCGGGAGCAACACGTGCTATATGTTGCGTATCATGTAAGACCTCTACGATGATTGATGTTAATCATAAAACATGTGCGTGCGGGAAACGACCAAATTATAACGAACCGGGAGAGACATGTGCTATATGCTGCGTATCATGTAAGACCTCTACGATGATTGATGTCCTCGCTAGAAAATGTGCATGTGGGAAACAACCAAGATTCAACGAACCGGGAGCAACACGTGGTATATGTTGCGCATCGTGTAAGACCTCCACGATGATTAATGTCATCGCTAGAAAATGCGCATGTGGGAAACGACCATCTTTTAACGAACCGGGAGCAACCCGTGGTATATGTTGCGTATCATGTAAGACGCCTACGATGGTTGATGTTGAAAGTAAAACCTGTGCATGCGGAACACAACCATTTTACAACGAACCGGGAGAAAAGATTGCAACATGCTGTGCATCATGTAAATCTGATACCATGGTTGACATTAAAAGTAAAATGTGTAAAGGACAAGACGGTATATGCACAATTCAAGCCAACATAAAATACAAAGGCTACTGTACCTTCTGCTTCGCGAACACCTTCCCAACCGACCCCCTCACATTCCAAATCCGCTGCAAAACGAAAGAGATCGCCGTAAGAGATTTCATCAACGCCCACTTCGAGGGATTCAATCATGACAAGGCGATTCACACCGACCACTGCGATTGTTCAATCCGCCGCCGCATCGACCATCGCAAACTCATCGGCAACACGATGCTTGCCATCGAGACTGACGAAAACCAGCACAAGTCCTACGACGCGATGGACGAAGAAATCCGGTACGACGATTTGTTCAACGCCTTCTCTGGTAAGTGGGTGTATATCCGGTTCAACCCCGATAAGTTCCGCAATAAAGCCGGCGTGTCCAAGAACCCCACGATCGCGACGCGCCTGATCGAATTGAAGGCCGAAATGGAGCGCCAAATCCAGCGGATCGAAGCCGAGGAGAATACTGAATTGCTCGAGATTAAGTATATGTATTACGACGGCTATGTGTGAGCCGACCGCCCGCGCAGAAAATAATTCCAATCATGAATAAAATGATAAAAAAATCAACATTATTTTATCATTTGTATTGTATTTATGCATCTGTCAGGTCGAACACGCTGACCGGGTCTTTTTTTTTGTTTGCATAACTGCCATCGCCCTGTGCGTAGTCTTCAACATTTTCCCCTTCTGGGACAAGGACGCAGCCGGTATAGATGTAGTAGTACGTCTCATCCAGAGACCACTCGCCCTCGTCCTCCATGAAATCGGTGTCGCACCCGCCGAGGGATACTGTTGATGCGTCGTCGTCGTCAATTGTTTGTAGATATTCCTTCGCATCGTCAGTATTTTTCCATATGTCAAAACATTTTTCGCATCTGTCTGGTTGTCCTAAGTCCATATAGGCAGTCGCTTCGTCCTTAGACATGCCAAGATTTTCAAAACAGTTCATTCCTTTTGCGCCACAGTCGTCACATTCAAATGCGTCTGGGGATTCTTCGCATGCGCAGTCGTCGGTGTCTGTGCAGATGGTTGGTTCAACCTCTTCTTCCTCCTCCTCCTCTTCGTCGCTCTCCTCTCCTGGCGCCATCGATTCTACAATCTCCCGCATTTCCTTTTTGGTGTAATTATCCTTATTATCCAGTTCATAGTCTGCGCCACACCCATCAGTAGATTCAGAGAACTCGAGATCGTAGTTACTAAGACATACTGCATCGCTCTGAATAATATCTCTGCGTTCTTTTTCGGTGATCTCGACAATACATTCCCCCCAACGCCACCCAGTAGTGTATTTGAGTGTCGCGATTTTACCCGTGGAAAGTTGTTTTGTGTAATGTCCGACTTCTTCGAAGCATCCTTTGTACTTAGGTATCGCAATATACCTCTGTGTTTCTGGCTCTTGTGATTTAATGTCTGACATGATATAGTGTGTTTCTAAATAGTATGCCTACCCTAAATCTAAAAAAATACATTCAATTTTTGTAAAATCCCCTAACCCATTAGTGTGTGTGCGGTGTTACGCGCGAGTTGTTGGGCGTGAATATTGAACGCGCCATGCTGATGACTATGAATGAGAAGAACACGATAGGACAAACACCGTCTGTCATGTCGGTAGGTTAGTGCGGTAATGTGGTATATGGCTTTCGGCCGGAAGCCATATACAAATCAATTTATGTGGGGATAAAATGTTATCCAGGTACGAATTTTTTCTTTTCACATTTTTTATCCATCTGGAATGTGTTGCCAGACGACTCTTGTGGGACTATTTTGATGATGCATTTTGATTTACTGCCTGCATACAATGGTTCGGTGCATCCCTTTTCAGGTTTTTTATTTTTACGTGTTCGTTCCTGTGCGCTCTGTTTCATGGTTGATCGAGCATGTTTTTTAATTGTCTTCTTACTCCATACGTCTTTTGGTGTTCCAGCGTTGCATCTTGCTCTGAAATGTTCGTATCGTTTACGAACATCATTGTATGTAAGTCCCGAGCGCTTCTTAAGCATTTTATTGACTAGTTCATGTAAGTTATAAATATATCTTGAAAAGGTGTCGCGGTTCTTCATGTCACTCATTTTTAAGGGTAGGCTTTTAAAATTATTTCGTAGATTCATTCTACAATATTTGCATGGAATAACGTAACACAAGCTGTGGATAAAATCACGATAATGTTTTTTATCTTCTTTTGTGGGTTCAACTGGATAATTAAAGCTGATGGTATGTAGCGAATGCCATAGACTAGGTCCCCATACTGTGGTGAGCATACCGTCTCCGCTGTTGAACTCGCGTTTTGAATACATAACCTTTCGTGTTTTCTTAGAAGACGCTCTAGGCGTCTTTTTACGCGTAGATGCCGATTTCATATCTGGCTACTTGTACTATCTATACAAAAAATAAAATGCTCATAATATTCGATTATGATGTGTCGCAGTGTTGTAGTTGCGGTTCTAGCGGAACCACTTTTGCGATAGCTCTTAGACTAGAAAAGTGCGCTACGGTATGCGCTGCCTTATCCTGGCCTGTGTTGTCCGGGTCAATCGTCTTCATGATGTATCTATAGTATTCTGCGTCACTGACATAATTTGTCCGTCGAATGGTAATTAAGTCTCCATTTGTCGTTCTGAAAAGCATGGTATTATATAGTAAGGTGTAGATGCCTTTATGCGTATTCGTTCGTTAAAGAGATGAAAATATAAATGTATAGAGTACACTATAGTACTATGTTCGAAGTCTCTGCTGATCGAAAACGAACCATCGGTATAATTGCAGGTGTTGCTATTTTACTTGCTATAGTCGGCTATGTGGTGTACCTGTATAGTCGCCCTAAACTTCTTACGCAGATTAATGGCGATGCTGGCGAAAGTCAGACCTCGGGGTCTGATGCCGAATTAATTTTCTTCTTTGCTGACTGGTGTCCTCACTGCAAGAAGGCTAAACCTCATTGGGATGAAGTAAAGACTTCATATTCAGGTAAGGTTGTGAATGGGTATTCCTTGGTATTTACCGAGGTCGACTGTTCTGAGGAGACGGAGGAAATGAAGAAGACCACCGCCGAATACGAAATTGAGGGATATCCCACGATCAAGTTGATTAAGGACGGTCAGGTAATCGAATACGACGCTAAGCCCGAGAAAGCTACTTTGGAGAAGTTCATCAACACGGTTGTTTAGATGTATTAGATGTAGAGTTGTCTATATTGTCAGTAGTATTCCATTCGTCTAAAAATGCTGATGCCCGTTCCCTGCCCGTTTCCAGTAGTTCTTTACGCAGTTCTATGTCCGAAAATGTGTTTTGAATGCTTGTTAAAGTTACATTTGGAATAGGGATTGACATATACATAGGAATGTTTTCGCTATTTCCATTGTCCTTGATACGATTTCCCAAGTTGGCTACCATGCTGTATAACAGGTTCTCGATGAACTGTAGCAATGAAGAGTCTTCAGTGACATCCTCCCGATTGTCTTTAATTTGGTTACCTATTCCTAATACCTCTGTCTTGTCTGGATATTTTTGCAGACACATTGCCATTGGGTAGTTGCACAAAAGTCCTCCATCAACGTAGCATTTACCATTATTAAACACTGGTGAAATAATAAGAGGGAATGCTGCCGACATTTGGATTGCTGTAAGAACCTCTACATTGGGATGAGATTCATGCGATATGCTTGTAAATGTTAGTGATGACATTTCTGTAGTACAAAAATGTATATCCACCCCTGTAATCGTATATAGTTCCAACATAGTAATATTCATATTTATGTCTTTGCTATCGAAAAATGGTTTGAAAAAGGTGATGAAAAACTCAGGTCCGTAAAATCCCTTTTTCATGAAAATGTCGAATATGTTAGCGAGATTTACATTGTATACATCCGACCAGGGTCGTTTCACCAAGTAGTCGACTATTGTATCCCAAGAGAACTTTAGTGCAACAAGCAATGCGATCATTGACCCCGCTGACACAGAGTATATAGCCTGTATGTCATCGATATTCCATATGTTAGCATCATGCAACTTCTGTAGTGCGCCTACGAGGCACATCCCTGCAGTTCCGCCTCCAGGTAGCACTAAGTGTTTGATTGTCATTCTATATATGCTATTTCGAGTTCTATTTATTATATTTTTTCCATATAACAAGTATATGGAGAACATATTTACTATCAACAAAGACAACGATCAGTACGACGATGATGTTGCTACAAGCATTAACATCGACGATTTGTATGAGAAAAAACGTGAGCGTGACTTCATGCAGTTAAAGGTCTTCAATAAGTTGTTGCGCAGAATCCATAGTAAAATCCAAGTGACGTCTCGACAAAAAGGCGCAGAGAAAATCTGCTGGTTTGTCGTGCCAGAAATCATGTTGGGAGTACCGGTATACGATCAGTCTGGATGTATCGCATACGTTATGGACAAACTGAAAGTCGATGGATTCATTGTCAAGTACGTGCATCCAAACACACTTTTCATCTCCTGGGGACATTGGGTGCCCAATTATGTAATCAGTGAAATAAAGAGTAAGACAGGCATTGAATATGACAACTACGGTAACACGGTAACGCATGCCGTAGCAGGCGGAAAAGACGGTGCCTTAGCGGCAGGTGCAACAACTAGCGAACCCATAGCTAATGTGGTTCTCAACACAAAAAGTGGTATGTTTCAAAAAAAGCGCGACACGACCACATATCGCTCTACTGATAATTACAAGCCGCAGGGGAACATGGTATACGATAGACAACTATTGTTTGATATGTCAAAAAAGGGTGGTGTATAGACATTCGCCATACGGCCAATCACGCATAGATAAGAAGGTCGAGGTCATGCTCCATTCCTCGTATTTGACTCGCATTGCCTTCCAGCGTTTGGATCGCGTGCAGTGCTGTGAAGAGTTCATCTCCAATACGATTGTCTATCTCACATTGTAGTGACATATCTGTGATGATTTTCTGTGCTTCGGTCACAAGTTTTTCCACTGTGTCTGATGTCAAGTATGCTCGAATCCGTGGCCGTTTTTTTCTCTCTTCGTCAACAGTTTGAGTTTCAAATACGAACATCTTATTGACTATCTCGACGAGTGCGCGTCGTCTTGTAATGACCGAATGAATCATCTTCTGCAGGTGTTCTGCAAACTGAGTAATGAGACTTGATTTTAACGCGGGTTCCACGCCATCATGCTCGTTGTTGTCAGGGGTGAATATGGGATCGCAGTCTACCTCATCACTCTCATTGAACTTACACACGAATAGGGGTGATGGAGCATCTTTGGATTTGGAATCTTTAGCAACATCACTAGTATTGTCATTAAGTGGTATGTCCCCAAACCGCTTGATGTGGTCAGGAACGGTTGTCTCGCCCGAAAAGGCTTGATAGAACCGTTCCAAATCGCGATTGTACACTGCTTTGATATCATCTGTCATGCCTAAAAACGCACCAGTCTCATTGTCGTAGTCGGTATTAAAGTACAGTTCGTGCAATTCAGGAATTCCGTATTGATTTCCGAGAGTGGTCATCTCCGCCACTGTACTCTCCGTCTCCGGCTCGGTATCAGCATCAGCATCCTCTGTGCCAGTAAATGCCGTTTTAGCAAATCGTCGAATACGGGAACCACAAAAACTTAGACGCGACATGGAAAAATCAGGAGAGATTATGTCGTCACTATCGCCTGCATTTCTAACGACCTCGGGTTCTGGTTGAATAGCCATGGAAATGGCAGACAAAACTCGTGCAATGTTTATGTAGTATGCACTCACATCGCGGCGAGCCGTTTCCGAATCCACCGAACCTGATTCCATTGTGGGAGTATCCATAATACGAGACCACTTGGCGACGGCGACGTCGTGTTGAATCGCAGCCGCGACCTTGTGAGCCAACGAATCAGTTTTATCCGAATCGTCCGCGTCATATCCGCGTTCTACCACGACACTCAACTGAGAAGAATTCGTTGTCAATATTATTTCGGCCGCGGCGAAATCGAGATCATCGACACTAGAAAGATCCATCTCGGGCAACAGGTTGCTCGCAGTATCCTCTGTATCTGTAGATGCATCGAACGAATCTAGAAGAGAAAGAACGTTTCCCATGAGTTTCAATCGTCTATATATAATACGTTCTGTTATTTTTATGTAGATATTGTCCAATTACGAGTTAGAATTGAATTAAAACCATAGTTTAATTATCCATCACCAAAGTATCTAATGCAGAATATAACGTTGCGACAAAAAACAGTAAAGAAGCAGAAGGGGCAGATCTCTGCGGCAGAGAAGGCTCGAATGTGGAATGTGTTCGACACTGAAGTCGCCAACCCCGACGCGAATGCAAACGGACTAGAATGCATCTACCGTGACTGTGGAAACCGTGAAAGTTGTGACCAATGCACCTCATCCCTTGCATTTTCCGAAGATGGGTTTCTAACATGTACCAACACCAGATGCGGGATCATATACAAGGACATTATCGATCAGGGAGCAGAGTGGAGATATTATGGAGCAGATGATAATCAGGGGAGTGACCCTACACGATGTGGTATGCCGATCAACCCTCTACTTAAAGAGTCATCATACGGATGTAAGATATTATGCAGCGGAAATACTACCTACGAGATGCGTAAGATCAGAAGGTACACAGAATGGCAGGCAATGCCATATAAGGAGAAATCACAATATGACGAGTTCCAATTCATTAGCACTATGGCGCATAATGCAGGGATTTCTAAAATGATTATCGACGACGCGATACGATACCACAAAAAGATATCAGAGTACTACCAGACATTTCGCGGCGAGAATCGAGAAGGAATATTGGCTGCGTCCATCTATGTATCATGTCGCATCAACAACACGCCTCGAACACCCAAAGAGATTGCAACCATATTTCACTTAGACGCCACCAATGCGACAAAGGGATGCAAAAACGTACAACAGATCATCAATATTATAGAAAAGGATATGGAATCCGAAGAGAAAACAGTGTTTAGTAAGACAACCTCAACCGACTTCATCGAAAGGTACTGTAGCAAACTTACCATGGGAGCAGAACCCACTAAATTATGTCAGTTCATCAGTATCAAGGTTGAGCGCATGTCACTAATGCCCGAAAACACTCCACACTCAATTGCGGCGGGCATAGTCTTCTTCGTTGTTCAGTTATGTGGTCTTACATCGACAAAACGCGATGTCAAACGCGTTAGCAATATCAGCGAGGTAACCATCAGCAAGTGCCACAAGAAGATAGAAAAGCATACAGCTGACCTTGTACCTGGTGCAATTCTCAACAAATATGCTGCTAAGTAAAAGTAAGGTGACTGTTGAAATTATATATACTATATTTTTAGTAACATAGTATATATAACAATGACCCCAGATGATGATGATTTAGTCATAACACTTGCAATCACGGCGCACGGGTGTGTTACTACTATGGACATTGATCCCGATAACGAACATAATGTACGATATACTAGCATAACCAATGACAACCTTGATACTATCGCATTATCACCCAAGAATGATGTCATGAATATATATAGTCTAAATAGGTATTTTCGTAAAGATACCCCCGATAAACTACTAAGTAATTTGCCTTATTTTGATTCGTTGCCGTATGACAAGGCGTTCTCTGGTGTAAGTGATATGGGGTTGAGTGCGTTTAATATGTTGTTTTCTACAATTGCTCGGCTACCAACTAATCTGGGTATATGGGTTATCTCCGTTCATAAAAGACGAGAACCTCAGCCAACAAATAATTATGAATATGTGTTCCCTAAGGATACAGACCAACTTACAAACTTATTAAACCTGAATGGATTGGAACTATTGAATAGAACTTTTAATAATATACCCGACTTAAAAGGCACAATAAAGAAACATGACAAATATATTAAACTGAATGGTGACAACACTCGTATTGAAAATATTCGGTTAAGTTATTTATTAAAACTGCTCAAACAAATTATGGGTCCAAAATGTGATTTCAATATTTATGACTTCTCATGTTCTAGTCCATGTAATGGATCTAGCATACTTGATACAAAAACAACAACCTCATTAATTCATCTACCAGAAGCAGGTGACCCAGAATCAGGTAGAACGCGTTTTTTTGGTGGAAAAAGAAAGAACCGCAAAACCAAGCGCAGACGCTCTCGAAGATACATGAGACCCAAGAGAAAATATACGATCAAAAAGACCAAGAAAATGAAGAGGAAGAGAAAACACTAGCACAATAGGATACACACTTTAATCCTTATCTGGA